GTTTTTCTACGTACTCGGTGTGGCTGTTGTGAGGGAGTTGATTAAGCAGCAAGCACAGTTTGATCGGGTAGTGAAGAAATGAGCCTCTGGGACCGTCATTCCACGAAGCAATGTGACCCCTTGTCGTGCTGGTACTGCCTGCATCCTGAGCATGATTACTACTGCAATCTGTATTTTCCTGAGAATTGGCAGGCGAAGAAGCGTAAGGAACGTAGGGTGGACGTAAGCGCGAATCAGCGTCCAACGGGTGGGCTTAGCGGCTCACCCGGCCCAGAAAGCCTCACGAAGGCCCCTAATAGCCCCGTAGAGCCTTTATCTGAAGGAGAATGACCTAATGCTTATCTTCCTGGTGTTTCTGCTTATAACGGCCTGTGCGCCTCTTCACTGTGCCGATGGCTTACCGCCGCATGTACGGGAAGAGTTGGGCTGCCCACCCCAAATGCCCGTACAGCCCTTCCGCTGCTTTGATGCCTTCGGCAAGGAAGTGCCCTGTATTGAAGAAATGGACTGCCATGAGGAGCCGAAGGGGAAGGAGTTGTGAAGGTACGGCATAAGGTCAGTGGGAAGGTGGCTGAGGTGCTTGAGGAGTCCCCGCGTTTCTTTCTGATTCATTGGGGCGAGGAGATGCCGTTGCTGTATACCGATGCATGGCTCAAGGCTGATTGCGTGATTCACCCCACCGAGACCTGGCGTGATGTGACGGGGGAATGTGAGGTACAGCCTAACGGAGAAATTTGGCACAAGCACAAGAATGGGTGCGTAACTAACGCAACGTATTATTCCGTGTTCTCAGACCCGGCTGGCTACCGCCTCCGCAAGGTGCAGGTGATGCAACCAGAAGGTGCTGTGGTGAAGGCTGATGGAATGTTCGGCACGCAATGTCTCGTTACAGACGCCTTCATCGTGGAGAAGCGTGAGCCATGAGCGAAACGTACAAAACGTACATAATAGCCGAAATCGGGATTAATCATAACGGGTCGTTAGATTTAGCCAAGAGGTTAATAGATGCCGCGAAAGAAGCGGGGTGTGATGCCGTCAAGTTCCAGAAGCGGACGATTGAAGCGGTCTACACGAAAGAGGAGCTTGAGAAGCCGCGAAGTTCCCCTTTTGGGACCACAAACGGTGACCTCAAGCGAGCTTTGGAATTTGATCGTGGACACTATGAGACCCTATTCGCGTATTCCAAAGAAGCCGGTCTTGATTGCTCGGCTAGCTGCTGGGACGAAGATAGTGTACGGCTAATCGCCTCCTTCAATCCCCCCTGGCTCAAAATCCCCTCCGCATTGATTACCAACAGGCCGTTATTGGAGGCGTATGCCAAAACTGGCATAAAACTGTATCTCTCTACTGGCATGTCTACGGCCGAGGAGGTGTCTGATGCGATGCTCTACCTTGACGCGAAAGGCTGTGATGTATTCCCCCTTGCCTGTACGAGTACATACCCGTGTGCTCCCAGCGAACTCAACTTGCTCTATGTGCGAACTCTCATCGGTCTATACGGACGGGCGGGGTTTTCTAGTCATTGTGTATCGCCTTGGCCAGTCCTCGGTGCGGTTGCGCTTGGGGCCACAGTTGTCGAAGCCCACCTTACGCTTGATCGCACATCGTTTGGATCGGATCAGGCAGCAAGCCTTGAACCTAAAGCATTTGCCAAGATGGTGGAAGAAATCAGAACGCTCGAAACGGCGTTAGGCACAGGGGAGAAGGTGGTCTATCCCAGTGAAATTCCGGTGAGGGAGAAGCTGAGACGATGATTAAATCAATTCTTGATGCTGGTCTCGGTCTGTTCTTGCTTGTCGGTGGAATCTACACCGCCTATCACTATGAATCACAACTTACTTACTTCCAGGCCGTGACGATGTTGACTGGTGCCTGTTATTGGTTCGATGAAGCGAAGAGAGACTTGGAATGAGAACCATCTATCTCAACGGCGAATGGATACCGGAAGCTGACGCCAAGATTTCCGTCTACGACTTGTCCGTTATGCAAGGGGTCGCCTGCTTTGAAATGACCCGTAGCTTCTCTCACCAACACTTCCGCTTAGACGAACATATTAGCCGCTTACGGGAATCCATGAAGCTGCTAGGCATTACCGACCCCTTACCTGGCAAATGGGGCTGGCATGATGTGGTGCGGGAGTTGACTGATAGAAACCCGATGGGGATTGAAGATGAATACCGACTGCTTCTGGTGGCTAGCCCTGGCTGTGCCGAGATGTACCATAATATCGAAGGCACCATTACGCATTCTTACGCCTACGCAGCAACGTTTCCCCTGCGGTACACCGTATCCGGCTTATCTCACTACTTTGACGATGGGGTTAAATTAGTCATTAGCCCTGTTCGTCAGGTGCCTTCCCTGTCAGTCCCCGCTCGAGCCAAGCACCGTAGCCGCTTACACTTCCACTTAGCCCAGCAGAAAGCCGCCCCAGATTGGGCCTTGATGCTCACCTATGACGACAAGGTAGCAGAGTGTCCCGGTGCCAACATCTGCGCCTTAGTAGACGATGAGCACTTGATATGTACCACTGACGAAGCCTTACCTGGGATTTCTCAGCGCATGGTGGCTGATTTAGCGCAAGAGGAAGGCTTGCATGTCATGTGGGATGAATTGACCGTGAGAGATTTGATTAACGCGGAAGAGATTTGGCTCACCGCAACCCCGTTCTGTGCCTTTTGGGTCTCGCATATTGAAGGCCGGCCGATTGGCTCAGGCATGGGCTTAGTGCCGCCGATGTATGAAAAGATTATGGACCGCTGGTCTGAGCGAGTCGCCTGTGACATCAGGGGTCAAATGTCTGGATGGGATAATGCTATCAGGACTAGCACAACTTAACATCGAGCTGGGAAACATTTGCGATAAAACGCATTTGTGTCCGATGTGTTCCCATCAGGATAAGACGATTAACCCCACACCATTTGGAGAAATGAACTTTGAACTCCTCAAAGACATCAGGGCGCAAGTCGAGCCAGGCATCATCATTAGCTGGCATAGAGACGGCGAACCTACTGCGTACAGTCATTTGCGAGCAGCCCTTGATCTCTTTTCGGGATTCACTACTTCGATTGTTACGCACGGAGGCAATCTCCTTCGATGCGCTGATGACCTTATTGGACGATGCACAACAGTTACAGTCTCAGTATTTAGAGGAGACAAGGATGGGCGCGATCAACTGGAAGCGTTACGTGGATTCCTGCAAATCAAGGGTAGCAGACCTCCTCAAGTCCAAGTCAAGATCGTTGGGGACTTCTACCAAGACGGCATCGAAGAGTACGAAGCGTTAGGCGTGCCAGTCATACGGAGGCTCATTCATGTCGGTGATAACACTAAGTATGCTCATCGTTCTCCAGTGGCTCCTGAAGCTAGAATCTGTCTTGATGCGCTCCATCGTCCGACGATTGGCTTCGACGGGCGAGTGTATCTTTGTAACCGCTTCAGCCCTCAATGGCATGGATATATCGGATCTCTCCACGAAAACACCCTCGACGCAATTTGGAACGGACCGACACGGCAACGCATGATTGAAGCGCATAAGGCTGGACGGAGGGACTTAGCGAATCCGCTCTGTGCAACCTGTAAACACTGGGGAACTCCATCAGCATGACAGACAAAGAAGAACTTGTGGCATTACTGAATAAATGGGGCGTGACATATAACGAGGTGGATACGCCAAATTCTATCGAAGTATGGGGAGGGTATTCAGGTTTCTATACCGCCTTCGTCTTTGATGCAGATGGAAAGTTCGTGAGGATGGGGGCGTGGGAATGAAAGTCGTCGCCATCTTACAGCAACGCATGGGCTCCAAACGCTTACCTGGTAAGGCTTTGCTGCCGTTAGCTGGTAAGCCAATGACCGAGAACATTATTGAGCGGGTGCAGCGTGCAAGGCGAGTGGATCAGGTTGTGTTAGCGGTTCCAGCGACTGACCTTGAGGCGTTTGCCCACATGCCGTGCCGCGTAGATGCGCCGCTAGTAGACGAGAACGACTTAGTTAGCCGCTATCTCATTACCGCTCAACTCTGCCATGCCGATCTGATTGTCCGTATCCCCTGTGACAACCCCTGCGTCCAACCTGAATACATTGACGAAGCGATTGAGAAGTATCTTGGCCGGCCGCAAGTCTATGTCTCTACCATGTATCGCCATGTTAAAGACCGTGTGTACGTCGATGGTGTAGGGGCTGAAGTGTTCAGCATGAGTCGGTTGCAGTGGCTAGACCAAGCGACAAAGGGTCAAGCGTTGTATCGGGAACATCCCCACAAGCTCTTTGACGACCAGAACTTGATTGATGGGATGGAACAGTTCAGGAAGTATGCGGATTGGGACAAGGTGATTCGGTTGGATGTGAATACGCGGGAAGATTATGAGTTCATTAGCGGCATCTACGAGATGTTTGGTCATAACAATTTCCATGTGAATGACGTACTGGCGTACCTGGAGTCGAAGTAATGGCCCTCTCCCAAGAACAGCGCATGATTAAGAAGATTATGGAGTGGCAGTTTTCGCCACTGACATTCGTGCGCGAAGTATTCAAAGAGGAGCCGACGTTTCAGCAGGAAGCGGCGTTAAAGGATTGGGGGTTACTCATACGGGCGAAGGTCAAGAGTGCCAAGGGAACGCCGCTTGAGGAAGAGGAAAAGCCATACAAAGACAAAATGGGCATGAGCATTCAGAGTGGTCACGATTCAGGCAAGTCCCACTTTGCCGGCTGGATCGGGATGCATACCCTGTTTTGCTTTCCCCATTCTAAAACCCGCGTCACAGCCCCAGCTGGTCCCCAGATTGAGTCGGTGTTATGGCCTGAGTTTCACAAGCTCTGGCGTGGATCTGAAATGCTCAAGACCAACATTGAGCATCGGGCTACCAAGATCTACATGAAAGAGGGCGGCGGCTCTGAGTGGTTCATTGAACCTCGCACCATTCAGAAGAATAGCAGCCCTGAGGAGCAAGCTGAAGTCTTAGGCGGTCTCCATGAACGCTATGTGACGATTATTGTAGACGAGGCGTCAGGTGTACCGGATGCTGTATTCAAGCCGCTGGAAGGTGGTTTGGGCGGTGTCTGCAACCTGATTCTGATGATATTCAATCCGACCCGCTCTCACGGCTTTGCAATTGAGTCGCAGTCTAAATTCCGTAAATACTGGGCCTGTCACCACTGGGACTGCGAGGAATTAGCCAAAACACGGCCGGTCTTTGCGCCTAACATGGAAGCCGATCATGCGCGATTGGCTGAGAAGTACGGCAAGGAATCGAACTTCTACCGTATCCGTGTGAAGGGCTTACCGCCTCTCGCTGCCCCCGATGTCTTGATACCGTGGGATTGGGTCATGGATGCCATGAACCGTGAGGCTGTAGTTGACCCACTTGAGCCATTAACAATCGGTTGCGATGTTGGCGGCCAAGGTGACGATAAGACCTGCATCATTCCCGGCAAGGGTGATGTGATTCTCCCCTATAGGGGGGAGCGTGACAAGCCTGGTTATATTCCATATTTTGAAGTTGGCGGGATGGATACAACGGAGATTGGATGGCAAGTAGAGGGTTGTGTTAGGGATATGATTGGGGACGACAATTTGTATGCGGTTGCCATAGATGTGATCGGTCTAGGCGCCGGTGTCTACTCGCACCTTTACCGAGTAGCAAAACTAATGAATCTGTTTGATGTGAACGTGGCTGAACTGCCAAGCGAGCAAGAGCGATTCCACCGTTTGCGAGATGAAATCTGGTGGTACATCAGGGAACGATTTGAGAAACGGGTTATTTCGCTCCCCTATGACGATGGGATGCTAGCAGAACTTACCGACATCCATTGGCGCGAAGAGAACGGGAAGATACGGGTTGAGAGCAAAAAGGAACTGAGGAAGCGTGGGGTGGCATCACCCAATAAGGCCGATGCGCTCTGCTTGCGTGAGTTCGCTAGAAGGTTCTGTGTCAGCAGGCTTCCTGGGAACGCACGCCGTAAAAGCCAACAGACTAAACCAGTGCCGTGGCAGTGCGTATGACAGACCAAATCCTTGGCCGTACCACCGTGGACCTATCACACATGAGCCGTGAGGACTTGCAGCTCTTTAGGCGACATTTGCTAGGGGTTTTAGCTATGATTGACCGATTACTGGGATTGCACCGAGAGGTGAAGAAATGAATGCATGCATGAGCTACCAAGATGGTTTCATCTTCTTTATTGCCCAATTTGTGCTTATTGTTGTTGGGGTTGCGCTAATTCTAGTGGGATTAGACAAAAAGACTTGACATCTTTCAAGAAATAGTGTAGGCGTTTAGTTTGTACTAGGACTAATTCTCCAGCCCCCCGCTATTCAGCGGCTCCCTGGATTCTCAGGGAGAGCCGTTGGCCAGTACCTACTCACACACAAGCAGCAATCTCAATATCAGTGAATACACGATAGGTCGGGAAACTGACCGTGATGTAGTTGTGCGCCTTGAGCGCATGTTTGGTTCAGCCTTGTTCTCTCCTGTCTGGAGAGCATGGCGCACCAACGCTGACCAGGATTACAAGTTTTACGAGGGGGAGCAGTGGACCGCCTTTGAACGGGCCATGCTCGAGGAGCGCGGCCAGCCGGTTGTTACTGAAAACCTCATCAAGCCCAAAGTAGACCGCATTCTGGGCCAGTTCCAACGGCAGCATACGACTGTCACCGTTCTCGGCCGTAACGCTGTTGTTGACGAACAGACCGCTTCTCAAGCCTCTGACATATTCCGCTGGGTCGATCAGGTCAATGGGGCTGAGTTTGAAGAGTCTGACCAGATTAAAGACGGCTATACCGGGGGCTTTGGCGTCATGGAGATTCGCTCCGGTAAAGACGCTGACGGTAAGCCAACCATAATCGAACGTGTCGAGAATCCCTTTTACATCTTCCCGGACCCCCATTCCCGCAAATACGACTGGAACGAGGATGCCAAGTTCATTTGTCGGTCTAAGTGGATCGACTTAGAAGATGCTATCTGCCTCTGGCCTGAAAAGGCCAAAGAGCTACGCCAGTGTGTGAACCATCTGCCCAGCGGGTTGGGTGGAACAGGAATGCCGATAGATCCAACCGTACTACGCATGACGGATTGGACCTATGTTGACCCGAACCGTGGCCGTCTCCGTCCTGTCGAAATCTACTACAAGCGCAAAGTCGTTAAGACCATCCTGATTACGCCTGAAGGCGTGCGGGTGGAACTG